CTATCTGAATTAGACACCTCCCGTATGGACATATTTGCAGGAATGGACGTGGGTTACAAAGATCCTACGGCTTTTTGCGTTGTCGGATATGACTGGGATGCTGAAAAGTATTATATTCTTGATGAGTATATGGAAGCAGAGAGAACTACGGAGCAACACGCTATAGCTATTCAAGTTCTAATTGATAGGTGGGATATAGATGTAATTTATATAGACTCTGCCGCTCAACAAATGAGATTCGATTTAGCTCAGAAGTATGATATATCAACTACTAATGCAACTAAGAGCGTACTTGATGGGATTGCTGCAGTAGCTACTATCGTAGATAATGACAGTCTTATGGTAGGGCAACACTGTAAAGAGACTTTAGCTGCTTTGGACCAGTATCAGTGGAACCCTAATAAAAATTTACTAGTTGAAAAACCTGTTCACAACATGGCTTCACATATGTCAGATAGTTTACGTTACGCTTTGTACACTTTTGTAGCCTCAGAAATAACTTTCTAAAAAATAGTACTTGACAATCTAGGTTATTTTTGATATAATATAGTTGCAAGAGTTGAGAAGTAACAGAAAAACCAATGGATAGCCCCGCTTATAACTTCTTTATTCTTGCAGATAAAATTATAGGAGCTTCCGTTGGTTTTTCTGTTTTAGGAGTAAAAAATGAGATACACAGAAGAAGAGTTAATTGAGAGTTTACAGAAGTTTTATAAAGAGAATAACAGAGCACCCAAACAAAAGGAATGTAGTGAATTTGAATATCTAAAGGGGGCCTCTACTTATATTAATAGATTTGGCACTTGGGATAAAGTTTGTTCAGTAGCAGGAATACCTTATAGTGTTAGTAAGTTTAATACCTCTGTTTCAAAAGAATACATAATTGAAGGACTAACTAAGTTTTTTAAACAGCACGGAAGACCTCCAAAAGTGCGTGAATGTAAAGAGGTGGAGTACTTACCTAGTGATGTAAAGATACGCAAAGAGTTCGGTTCTTGGGATAATGCATTAAAAGAAGCAGGTCTTAGTACTTCCTGGACTATTGAAAAAATAAAAAAGGGTGTTCTAAGTTTAGCAGATGAGCTAGGTAGAACACCTACTTCTGAGGAAGTAAATAAATCCTTAAAAACTCCTAGTCGTCAAACTATTTATAAAAAATTCGGTGGATATGATAATTTACTAGGTACTTTAAACCTAAAAAGACATTGCAATCAATCACATATTACGGAAGAAAATTTAGCTCTATCTTATAATAAAGAATGGTTATTAGAACAAAATAAAACAAAACCTCTACAAAAGATTAGTGAGGAACTTGGTTTCAATAAACATAGAATGTCCGATAGATTTAAAGAATTAGGATTAAAAGCTAGTAACTCCCTTAAAGTATCTCAAGAAGAACTAGACTTACTAGCGGAAATTAAGATATTGTACTCAGGAGAAATACTAACCTCTCAAAGACTTCTAGAAGGTAAAGAAATAGATATATATCTCCCAGAGCTAAAGTTAGGTATAGAGTTTAATGGATTGTATTGGCATAGTGAGAAACAGGGGAAGGGTAGAAACTACCATTTAAATAAGACTCTAGCAGCAGAAAAGCTCGGTATTAGATTAGTTCATATATTTGAGCATGAGTGGGTAAACCAGCGAGAATTAGTACTTTCAAGAATAAAGAATATGTTAGGGAAGTCTGATAGAATATATGCTAGAAAATGTACAGTATCCGAACTAGGGGTGCCAGAGTCTAAAGAGTTTTTAAATACTAATCATATTCAAAAGTATGTAGGAGCCTCAGTTAAACTGGGATTATATTACGAAGAAGATTTAGTGGCTGTAATGACTTTTGGTAAATCCAGATATAGTGGAGCAGCCGACTGGGAACTAATTAGATATGCAAATAGGATGGGATCAAGTGTAGTTGGGGGCGCCTCCAAACTCTTTAAGTACTTCTTAAGAAACTACAAACCTAAAGGAATTTTATCTTATTCAGATAGACGTTGGAATACTGGAAACCTATATAGTATGCTAGGTTTTACACATACACATAATAGTAGCCCTAACTATTGGTATTTTAAAGGGCTTAAAGTGTACTCAAGGGTAAAGTTTCAAAAGCATAAATTAGCTAACGTTTTAGAAGAATTTGAACCAAAATGGACTGAGGTTGAAAATATGTATTATGCTAATTTTAATAGATTTTTTGATTCCGGTAACTCTGTTTTTCTTTGGAACCCCTGAAAAATACCTCTTGACATTTCAGGAGTATTTTGGTATAATGACGTTATAAACTAGGATTTTAAAATGATATATACAGATGAATTCTTGATACAAGAGCTTCAGCATTTTTCGAGTTACTTAGATAAAAATCCCACACAGAGAGAAGTTAAGCAAGATGAATTAATGCCTGCAACTTCCACATATGAGAAAAGGTTTGGTTCTTGGAATAAGGCTTTAGAAGCTGCAGGCCTTAATAATAATTTAAAACAACATAGAAAGTATACTAAAATAGAACTAGTTACTTTATTTAAAAACCTTTGTACAGAATTAAAAAAGGTGCCTACAGTACGAGAATTAAACTTAGATAAAAGTACTCCCTCTGCTTCTACATATGCAAGGTACTTTGGTTCTTATAATTCCATTTGTGCTTTAGTAGTTAAAGGCTGTTATGGTAAATCAAAGAATATTAGTAAAGAAAACTTAGCTCTATCTTACAATAAAGAATGGCTTAGTAAGGAAAACGAGACTAAAACTTTACACGAAATAAGTAATGATTTAGGGTATAATAAACATAGAATGTCTAGCAGGTTCAAAGAGTTAGATATTAAACCTATACTACATAAAGAATCATTGAAAGAAAAAGAGTGGTTAGATTCTTTAGGTATTACAGAAAGACAGTATCCGATAGCGAACTATAAAGTCGATGGATACGATCCTGAGACTAATACAGTATACGAGTTCTTAGGTGATTACTGGCACGGTAATCCTGAAGTTTACGATCCAGACGACTACAATGAGAAAGTAGGTAAAACGTTTGGACAGTTATTTGATGAAACTAATATAAGACTAGAACATATCAAGTCTTTAGGATACAATATAATTACAGAGTGGGAAAACTAATGTATACTAAAGAACTACTAATAGAAGAGTTAAGGTACTTTGCGGAATATTTAGGTAAAACGCCTACAATACCTGAAGTAGATAATGATACTTTAATGCCTTGCAGTACTACTTATAAAAACTGTTTTGGGTCTTGGAATAACGCATTAGTTGAGGTAGGTTTAAAATCTAACATCCTAACACACACTGATGTGCACTTAATAAGGTTATTAGAACAGTTTGCAGTAGTTTTGGGTAAAACGCCTACAGTATCTGAGATAGATAAAAGTACTTCAATGCCTTGTAGTACTACTTATAAAGATCGTTTTGGCTCCTGGAACAACGCAATAATTAAAGCAGGTTTAAAACCTAACTGTAATCAGTCCCACATTACAGAAGAAAACTTAGCTTTATCATACAATAAAGAATGGCTTAGTAAAGAAAACCAAACAAAAACTTTAAAAGAAATAAGTAGGAATCTAGGCTATAATAAACATGAGATGTCCAGTAGGTTTAAAGAATTAGGCATCAAACCTATACTACATAAAGAATCCTTGAAAGAAAAAGAGTGGTTAGATTCTTTAGGTATTACAGAAAGACAGTATCCTATAGAGAACTATAAAGTCGATGGATATGATCCCGAGACTAATACAGTATATGAGTTCTTAGGTGATTACTGGCATGGCAATCCTGAAGTTTACGATCCAGACGATTATAATAAAAGCTGCAGTAAAACGTTTGGACAGTTATTTGATGAAACTAATAAAAGACTAAAATACATCAAATCCTTAGGGTACAATATAATTACAGAGTGGGAAAACGAGTGGCAGAATTAAAGAGACAACTAATCAAGTACTGTAGAGATAAAGCAAAATCAAAGTATGATAAAGGTACTGAATGTTTTATTTGTGGTAGTATAGAGAGCTTAGAGTTCCATCACTATAATGGTATGACAGAGCTACTAGAAAAGTGGTTAAAACAGCAAGGCATTTCCAATATAAGTACAGCCGAAGATATTATGGATATACGAGAGCAGTTTATTTCAGAAAATCTCAAAGAGATTTATGACGAAACAGTTACATTGTGTAAAACCCACCATCAGAGGTTGCATGGAATTTACGGAAAACGTCCTCAGCTACACACTGCTAAAAAGCAGGAGCGTTGGGTTATTAAACGAAGAGATAAAGAATATGAGTTGGTTTAAAAGTATAGCACAGAAGTTAAATCCTGCGCAACCAAGTATTGCAGCAGCTTCTGGGGAAACTAGTTCTATAGTTCCTAATATTAAGTTTGAAAGAGCTTTTGAAAAACTGGAAGCAGTTAATCGAGGCGTTAATATGATAGTAGATGCCTCTGCCCAGTTCAAGATAGATGTAGGAGAGAAAGAGTCTTTCCCAGGCATCCAGACTATTAGGCTTAAAAAGTTAAATAACTTACTTAATAGACAACCAAATCCTTTCCAGAATGCTGATGCATTTTGGAGAAATATGTATTTAGATATGTTAATGGATGGTAATAGCTTTGCATACTACGACGGCGCAAACCTTTTTCATCTACCCGCATCTAACGTAACTATTATACCAGATAAACACACATTTATTAAAGGTTATAAGTATAATGAGATCAGTTATAAACCTGAAGAAATTATACATATACCCGATAATGCAACTCAGTCTATTTATAGAGGAATGACTCGATTAAATGCCGCAAAAGCTAGCATCGAGTTACTATATGATATGAGATCTTTCCAAAGCAACTTTTTTAAAAATGGAGCAGTACCTGGATTGGTACTTAAAACTCCCAACACTCTCAGTGCCAAAGTTAAGGAAAGACTTATAAGTTCCTGGTCTCTAAAGTATAACCCTAAGTCTGGAGGTCGTAGACCTCTTATCTTAGATGGTGGACTAGAGATAGATAGCATTTCTAATGTTGATTTTCGACAATTAGATTTTGAAGATTCTGTGAAAAGTCTAGAGGAGACAATCCTTAAAACTATTGGTATCCCTCCCATTTTATTAAATGGGGGTAATAATGCTAATATTAGACCCAACCATAGATTAATGTATCAAGAAACCGTTTTACCTTTAGTACGTAAAGTACTAAGTGGTTTTGAACGGTATTTTGGATATGACCTCGCAGCAGCCCTTGAAGATTTATCACCACTCCAACCAGAGTTAGACGACAAAGCAAAATACTATTCCACTCTAGTTAATGGAGGGGTTATTACCCCTAACGAAGCTAGAGAGGCACTACGATTAGAACCACTAGAAGGTCATGATGACATACGTATTCCCGCAAATGTAGCAGGGAGTGCAGGCAACCCATCTGAGGGAGGAAAACCTCCTCAGGGAGATAAGGATAAGAATGAATGAATAAACAATTTGAAATTAGCTCTCCATTTAATGTTGTTGAGAAAGCGGCCGGAGAGTCGGACTCTATAACAATTAAAGGTTACGCCAATACTGTTTCTAAGGATCGTTCGGGCGATATAATTGTGAAAGAAGCATGGGAGCAAGGTGGATTGGATAATTATCTCAAAAACCCTGTAATTCTAGCTTTTCATGATCACTCTCGTCCTATTGGCTCTGCCGTTAATTATAACGTCACTGACAAAGGTTTAGAGATTGTAGCAGAAATTAGTAAAGCTGCTGGCGAAGTATATAACCTCATTAAAGACGGAGTTTTAAAAACTTTTAGCGTAGGATTTAGTATCAAAGATGCTGACTACGACAGGGACGAAGATACCTTCTTCATTAAAGACTTAGAGCTTTTTGAAGTATCAGTTGTATCTATACCCGCTAACCAAGATTCGACATTTTCTTTAGCTAAATCTTTTACTGATATTGGCGAGTATAACGACTTCAAGAAGAGCTTCGTGGCTCAACAAGAAGACGAGATTGAAGAAAAAGAAGAAACTACTGAAATTGAGAAGATACCTTCTCAGGATAATAATATTCTCAAGGAATTAAAAATGGATCAAAAAGAATTACAAGAAATGATGGCTAAAACTGCACTAGGTGCTGTTGAAGCTTACAAAACAGAAGTTGCTGAAAAAGAAGCAGAAGTTGCCGCAGATAAGAAAGTAGCAGCATTAGAAGTCGGTAAGACTCATGCAGAGAAAGTAGCAGAGGAGTTAGAAACTCGTATTAAGGCCGACGGAGATAGCTATGCTAAGTCTCTAGAGGAGATGCAGACTGAGTTAAAGGGAGCTAAAGAAGAGATGGCTGCTATGCAGAAGTCTAAAATGCAGTTCTCTGAGCCTGGTTCTGGTACACCTAGTGCTGACGAGCTCAACAGTGCTTTCATTACATCTAAGATTTTAGGTGTACCTGTTAAAGAACTAGACTTTGGTAAGAGATTGCTTGAGAAGGGTAATCGTGTCAACTCTGATGACCAGGATTGGGAGACTACTTGGAACTCAAATATCTACCAAGCTATTCAGAATCGTGTAGTTGTTGAACCAGTATTCAACTCTCTAGCGATGAATGCTCGCGTTATGAATATGCCTATCAACCCAGATACGGGTCTTGATGCTACTTGGGTAGATGCAACTAACCAGAATGATTTCAATGACGGCGCTGCTATTGGTACTGCTTTCAATGATGCTTCTACAGGTGCTATTAAACAACACGTTCTAAACGAAGTAACGCTAACTGCATATAAGCTAGCTACTCGTGAGTATATCGGTTATGAAGAGGAAGAGGATACACTACTTCCAATCGCTGCTATCGTTCGTGATGCAATTGTACGTCGTATGGCTCGCACTTCCGATGCTTCTATCCTAGGTACTGGTACAGCTGCTCCTTTCACTGAATTGGAAGAACTAGCTGGTGGTAATGTTGGTAACAACGTTACTACTGCAGCAGCAGGTACTATGATTAGTACAGCTAACATCCTAACAGCACGTTCTAATATGGGACAATGGGGACATAACCCTTCTGACTTAGTATTATTCTTAAGCCAGCAAGCATATTATGGTCTTATGGACAATACTAATGTTGTTACTGTTGATAAGTATGGTGAGTCTGCTACTATTCGCTCTGGCGAACTAGGTAAAGTATTTGGTGTTTCTATGGTTGTATCGGATGCTTTTGAAGCTGAAGCTGCAGGCAAGGCACAAGGCATTTTAGTTAATCCTCAAAATTATATTTTAGGTAACTACCGAGCACTTACTGTGCAATCTGCTGAAGATATAGTTGCGCAGCAAAAAGCTATCGTAGCTACTCGTAGATTTGGCTTCATCGCTAAAGAAGCGGGAGCTGCTGGTAAGGCATCTATGTGCTTACTTAAGTCTGGTGCTTAATAGCTAGAGACTAAATTACTGACTGGGTAAAACCAGTCAGTTTTTCTAAGCTTTCGAGTTTAGAAAAACTTATAGAGCGAATCGGCCGGCCAGCCTTTTTAGTACCTTGTATACTGAATAGCTCACCAAATAGTATCTTACAAGGAGAGTCATGGGAAAGTATACAAAAGAACTATTAGTTGAAGAACTTCAGTACTTTACAGAGTATTTAGGCAGAACCCCTACCGTTTCTGAGGTAGATAAGGATCCTTTAATGCCTTGCTGTAATACGTACAAAAGGTACTTTGGTTCTCATAATAAGGCTCTTATTGCCGCAAGTATTACACTTAATAGACATACAGAATACTCCGTAGAATCTTTACTAAAAGATCTAAAAACTTTAGCAGGTAAACTAAAACACACTCCTACTTATAAAGAGTTGTCTATAGATAACCAAACCTATAGCACTGAAACGTATAGAAAAGTATTTGGATCATATACTACTGCTTGTATAAAAGCAGGTTTAAAACCTAACTGTAATCAATCACATATTACGGAAGAAAACTTAGCTCTATCTTACAATAAAGAATGGTTAAAAAAAGAGAATAAAACTAAACCCTTAATTCAAATAAGTAAAGAATTAGGTTATCAGAAGGGTAAATTATCTCATAGATTCAAGGAACTAGATATTAAACCCGTACTACATAAAGAATCATTAAAAGAAAAAGAGTGGTTAGATTCTTTAGGTATTACAGAGCGGCAGTATCCGATAGCGAACTATAAAGTCGATGGATACGATCCTGAGACTAATACAGTATACGAGTTCTTAGGTGATTACTGGCACGGTAATCCTGAAGTTTACGATCCAGACGACTATAATAAAAGCTGTAGTAAAACGTTTGGACAGTTACACAACGAAACAATAGAAAGACTAGAACATATCAAGTCTTTAGGTTATAATATAATTATACAATGGGAAAAGGAATGGCTGATTTAGTTTCTGTAAGTGAATATAAAGCTTACGCTAATATAAATAGTAATACTAATGACTCAAAGATTAACTCTCTGCGTACACACGTTAGTTCGCTTGTAAAAACCTATTGTGGGCGCACTTTTATAGATAACTATTCAAGTGAAAAAACTGAGTATTTTGATGTAGAAGAATACCAAAATACAATATATCCGGCAGAACTTCCTATTACAGAAGTTGTGCAATTATTAGAGCGCGGTAGTGCCTCTACAAACAAAACTACCATTGAGAGTAATTTTGCAGACGCAAATAATTACTATCTCTTAGAATCTGGTACTGCTCAATGTACTCTTTCTTCAAAAGCAAATGAAACAAATTGTATAAATAATGACACTTTCAATGGAAGTGGCTTAAACGATTTAACTATCACTGGATACAACGCAAATACGTCGTCAGGTGAAATTGGTCGTAGTTATACTATACAAATTGACAACGCGGGAACTCCAGATACTTTTAAGTGGTCAAGGGATGGGGGTTCAAATTGGAAAGAGAATAATGTAGTTATTACAGGTTCTATTCAACAATTAGAGGGTAATATATCTATAACCTTCGGGGCAACTACAGGACATACTGATGGTGAGAGCTGGTCTTTCACAGCAGAAAGATGGACTGGCAGTTGTAGCAATACAACTTATACAACTCAAGAGACTTGCGAAGCAGCTTCTGAGTACTGGACTGCAGATAGAGACTACGAGTTAGCCTCTACAGATCAAGCAGTTACTAAGTTAAAAGCTAACTTCCCATTAGGCACTAAATCTGTAAAACTGATTTATAAAGGTGGCTACTCCTCTACTCCTTCCGATTTGAAACTAGCTTGTTTTGATTTAATTACATATTATATGAAAAAAGAATCAACACCCAATAAAGCTATACCAGGATCTGCTAGCATTAATAATATTGCAGGTTCCACACCTTCAGATTTCCCACCCCATATAAAACGTATTCTGGAGTTATATAGGAATATTGACTAATGCCAAAAAAATTTAGCAGAGTTAGTGACGTATATGATAATTTACTGGTTGATATTGCCAGCGGTAAAGAATACGCATTAGGTACAAAAGCTTTAAGAATATCAGAAGCTAAAAACATGCAAGTTCTGGTAGTTAGTGAAGCTCAAATAAGCCATGAAGTACAAAACAATGGCTTAGGGCCTAAAGTCGCTGTAAGAATGTGGGAGAACATATCTAATTTTATATTAGGTTTTAAACCCTCCAAAACAATTCTTAGAGTAGACAAGATAGGTTCAGGTTTTGAGATAACTTTCTCTAACTTCGGTAATGCAAGAATTTTTGCAAACAAAATCGGAGCTAAGTCCAGCTTTATACTAGCCAAAGAATGGTTATATGAACATAAAGATGAATTACCTGAAGATATTAGAAATAAATACGTAAGGTTAGCTAGTACTAGAGGTGCTGCTAATCAAATAACTAGTTTATTTTACGAATATAATAAAACGCTACCTGCTAGTGATAGAATTGATTTAAAGTTTTTTGATATTGGACACAATTTTCCTATTAAACAAATAGCTGTAGGTAATAGATTAACCAAAATTATTTTAAACATGTTACCCCCAAGTAGTCTTAATAATACTTCTATAGAGAAAGTTACTTGGTTAATAGAAGATTCTATAGATACCTGGTTTAAAAACCAGAATTTACAAATAGACGATAACTTTAGTGACTTATTAGGTTCTGAGTACGAAAGAGTTGTTTATATTGAAAGTAAACTTAATCAGTCAAAGGGTGAAAGAGACGTAGATACTAAAGATATTATAAGAACAGTACTAAAAGACTTGAATAATTTTGCAGCAGAGAATTTATCTAAAAGACTTCAAGGCAATATTTCTAAGCTAAAAGCCAGTCCTAGTTATGAAGATAAAATCTTAAAGATATTAGACTTAGTTATAAAAGGTAAGAAACTTACTAAAGTAACTTCAAAAAATAGAAAAATAAAAAGTAAACATATTAAGTTACGAGCCTCTAAAGTTAAAAACAATTCTATAAAGCTACGAAACAACTATAAAAAGCAACAGGCTAAGATAAAGGGAGCCGCAATTACTGCTAAGTTACAAAACCCTAGAGGGCAGTTTACTAGTTTAGTTACTATAAGAAGTCTTATAGATAGCTTAATTAGATCCCAAGTAAAACACAACATGAAATCTCCAGCTCTTAATTATAGAACAGGGCGTTTTGCAAACTCTGTAGGAGTTACAGACTTACAGTTTACACGAGAAGGTAACTTAACAGCTTTCTATACTTATATGAAGTCTCCTTATCAAACTTTCGAAAGAGGTTTTAAACAAGGTAACCAGTATAGAGACCCAAGACTTCTAATAGATAAGTCTATTAGAGAAGTAGCAGCTACTTACATACATAGTAAGTTCAACTTAAAGACTAGGAGATTATAATGGCAGGTAGGGCACGAGGAGGCATCGTAGAAGCTTTAGTAACAAAACTAAAGTTAATTGATGGGTCTGGTACGTATAACTCAGATTTAGCATCTAATGTTACTAATAAATTAGTTTTCTGGGATGAAGTAAATGACTTTCCTTATCTCAGCGTAACAGCGGGAAATGAGGTAAGAGAGTACCTACCCGGGAACTCATTTAAATGGGGTATACTGGGTATTACAGTAAGAATGTACGTTCAAGGGGAAGACCCCGTAAACGAATTAGAAAAAGTTTTTACTGATGTAGAGGAAATTATTGATAATAATAATCAATTAACCTACGATGTAGGTAAAACTACACAAGAAATCAGAATTCAATCTATCACTTCCGATGAGGGGCTATTAGCACCTTTTGGAGTGGGAGAGATAACGCTTGAAGTCAAATATCAAGTGATGTAAATGTCTAATAGATTATAAGATAATAGTCAATACTAATCTATAGACAAAGAGTCTTACCAATATTGGTAAGTTTGTTATAAAGGAAATTATTATGGCATTTAGTTTAAGTAGAAATTGTACCCTCATAGTATCAACCGTAGGATCCAGCTGGGTTGGAGCTGCTAGTGGTACTATAGGTGGGCGTTTACGCAATAGTGCAGGAACTGCAGGAATCGATACATACGAAATCCCTGTATTAGACGGGTTTAGTTTCTCTCAAGGAAACCAAACTCAGAATATTACTGTTAATGAAGCAGGCGACGCCCCTAAACGTGGACAGCAGATCTTCAATACAGCATTAGATCCTGTTGATTTTAGTTTTACAACTTATGTACGTCCTTATCAGGATACAGATGGTGGTGGAGCAAGTAGTGCAGTACATTCTGCAACTGAGAAGTTACTCTGGAATGCTATGGTAGCTAGTACTACTGATGCTGAATCAGGTGCTAAAGGTGTCACTTCTAGTGCTACCAATTTAGTTGTAGATTTTAACGATTCTGATGTTCATCAGCTTGAGTTGTTAAACTACTACTTCTATTTCTCGGATTCAGGTCTTTGTTACAAGATTGGGAATGGAGTACTAAACTCTGCTGAAGTAGACTTTAGTATTGACGGTCTCGCCCAAATCTCTTGGAATGGACAAGGAGAGTCTCTAGTAGAGGTAGGTTCTACCCGCCCAGCTACTGCAGGTACTGATTATTTAGCAGCTCCTGCTACAGCAGACTTCATTACTAATAAGCTAAGTACTTGTACTTTAGGCTTAGATTTAGATGGAAGTGCTGCAGGAACTATTAGTTCTGTCGCTGTTACTGCTGGAGGTACTGGATATACTAGTACACCTACAGTAAGCTTTACTGGTGGAAGTGGTTCTGGAGCTAAAGCTACAGCTACTGTAGCTGGGGGTGTAGTAACTGCTATTACTGTAACTAGTGGAGGCTTTGGATATACCAGCGCTCCAACTATTAATATTAGTGGTGGTGCAGGTAGTGGTGCAACAGCTACTGCAACTGCAGCTAATGGTTCGAAAGAGTATAGTTTAGCAGTAACGGGTGGAAGTCTCACCTTTGATAATGGGATTACTTGGTTAACCCCTGAAGAATTGGGAGTAATTAACCAACCTCAATCACACTTCACAGGTACTCGTGCAGTATCTGGTTCATTAACTTGCTATCTAACGTCTGGTGGAGCATCAGACTCAGAGGAGCTACTAAACGACTTCATGTCTGATGTTAGTAGTGCCAACCCAGATACCACTGTTGATGGAACAATGACCTTGAATATTGGTGGCGCAGTAGCTCCTAATATGTCCGTTAGTGTTCCTCATGCACACTTTACTATCCCTACTATAGATGTAGCGGATGTAGTCTCTGTAACTATTGAGTTTACTGGTCTTGAAAGTACCGCATTCTCTTCTGCAGATGAAGCTACTATTACTTATAAAGGTTCTACTAGTGTAGACCTAGACGCTTAATAAGTAGTACGTTAAATAAAGGCGGCTGCCTAGGTGGTTGCCGCCTTTTTATTAAGAGATGAAAGGAGTTGCAACTCCTGTTAGGTAACCAATTACTTAACTAGTCTCACCAAATTTCGCTCATTGGAGAGCAAAAAGTTTAATAAAGGCAAAGATGCCTTAACCCTAAGACCTAGTGGTTAGAAAATCTTAAAACACCCCTGAATTATTATCAGGTAATACAGAAAATTTTTAATATAGGAATATAAATATGAATACGGTTGCAGCAGTTAAACCAAGTCTTGAGTCTTTAATGACCCCCTCTAAAACAGTAGATATTGACTACCCGGGGTATAAAGATTTCATTTTGAAACTAACCTTTTTAGGCCGAGATGAACTAATGAAGCTTCGTAAGAAATCTACTAGTACTAAATTTGACAGAAAAACACGTCAACCTATGGAAGAAGTAGATGATGATTTATTTCTACAACTGTATGTAGAGGCAGTCATAAAGGGTTGGTCTGGCTTTAAGTATGAGTATCTAGCGGACTTCATGTTAGTAGAGCTAGAGGATGTAGATACTAACGCGGAGTTAGACTACAGTACTGAAAATGCTTACCTCCTTATGAAAAATTCCCCAGATTTTGATAGCTTCGTAGCAGATGTTGTAGGTGACCTACAAAATTTTACGAAGACCAAGTAGCTGAAGTTACTAAATTAATTGATAGATACTTTAAATTTATCACTCAGGATTTTGATAGAGAGAAGATCCTTGCTATTCATGAGCAACTAGGAACTAAACCTAGTGAGGAAGAGATACCTCCAGAGATGGAGGAGTTCCCCCTAGAAATCCAAGAGTACTTCACCCTTTATAATACTTTAGCAGATAAATGGGATGGGATGTCTGGAACATATATGGGTAAGGATTGGGCAGGGTTCTCTGAACTGTGCAATATATATAAATTAGAAGATAAAGCATTAGCATTATTCTTTATCCGTTATATGGATGGAAGAAGATCTGAAGCAATGCAGAAAAAACAGAAGGCTACTAAGAAAGTAGCCGAGGCCCAAGCGAAAGCGAAAAAAGGCGTACCTCCCGGAGTTTAAAGTGGCTGATAATAAAAAAACAGTATTAGTTAAGGTTACCTCAAAAGGTTTAAAAGAGACTGTAGCTGATTTAAAGGAATTAAATAAGGCAGCGGGTAAGAAGAACCGTAAGGTTAAGCTATCCGTTGATAGACCCTCATTCCAAAGAAGTGTATCACGAGCTTTCGCTAGTCTAGGTGCTGGAGGATCTAAGTCCCTTAAAATTAAAGCAGTAATAGATAAGAAGTATTTTAAAAACTCAATTATGCAACAGATTAAGCTGATTGAGGCAAAGGGAATACGCTTAAATGCTAGACTTACAGGTAGAGACTCAAGAGAATCTTCCCGAAGCTATAAGGATTCTGCAAGGTCTCCGGGAATAGGTAGTGTGTTGCAAGCAGGTACTACTAAAGCCATCGGTGCACACGAATCTAAGTTTGAAAGTCAGTTTACAGATATGGCTAGAGTTTTTAAAAGTCAGAAAGATATAGCTGTACGATCTAATGCTCAAATGAATCTTCTAAATAAGAATTTGGAGAGACTGATTACTACTATTGGTCGTACTATGAAAAAAGGTTCTAAAGCTAGACTAGCTACTATGCAAGAAGTGAAGAGAGCCAGAGCCTCTAGAGGGGAGATTCATGCTGGAGAACTTAGAGTAGTTAGGGGTGAAAGTCTTAACGAAAAAGAGCATAATAGATATAGGGCAGCGGTAGCTTCTGGAAGAACTGTAGAGGAGAAAAGGAGTGCAGGTCAGGCCGCACTCTCCGGGATTAGACAGGATAGAAATTCTAGAAATACCAGCAAGTATAATAAAGGGGAGAAAGGTTTAGCAGGCGTTTCCGGAGCCGCTGGTCGCGATTTTGGGAAAATGGCTTCGGGTATGGGAGGCTTTGTTGCTATGTACGCAGATTATGCCGCTAAAGTATTTGCTCTTGGAGCAGCTTTTAGAGGCTTAAGAGAAGCAGCAAACTTAGTTCAGATGAAAAAAGGTATGGCAGAGTATGGAAAAACTACAGGACTATCTTTAAGTATTGTAGCTAAACAACTCCAGAGTGCTACAGATATGGCCGTAACTTATAAAGAAGCTGCAGATACTGCTACTTTAGCTTCTGCTGCAGGTTTTGGTTCCGACGATATAATTAAAATGGGTAAAGCCGCCAAAGTAGCGGCTTTAGCTTTGGGACGTAATGTGCCCGACGCTTTAGATAGAATGACACGTGGTGTAGTAAAGGCTGAGCCAGAGTTACTGGATGAATTAGGTATTATTCTAAGACTTAAAGATGCGCAGGAAGCCTGGGCAGAGTCTAATGATAAATCTGTGTCTTCTATGACAACATTTGAGAAGCAGATGGCTATTATGGAGTTTGCTACAGGTCAGGCTTTAGATAAGTTTGGTCATTTAAATGATACTATGGACCCGAACCAATGGGATGTGTTATCCTCTAAAGTAACAGATATGGCTTTAAATGTGGGAGGAGCTTTTAATTCTATACTATCTCCAGCATTAGATATAGTGGCTAAATCCCCCATTGCTATGATGACTTCTTTTGGTCTTTTAATATCTTATTTAGGTAATAAAGTAGTGCCTAGTATAGGAAACCTATCTAAGGAGTGGAAGAGTAAAGCAGAGCAAATGTCTATTAATACGGATGAAGTAGAGCAGTCCGTAATAGCGTCTAGAAAGGCTGGGTACATAAGTAAAGGGAAGGCTAGAAAACTATATAGCAGCGCAGTTGCTAAGTCAGCTAGTGGTTCTGTATTAAAAGATTACTATAGTGAAATAAGTAAAGGGTCAGGAGTATTCAAGTCCTTTATTAGAGGTGTTAAAAATATAAATAAACAGATGGATATTTTACACACTACGCAGATGCATGGAATAACTATATGGAAGAGATGGGCCACTACAATATCTACTTCTGTAGTTTTAGCAGTTCGTACATTAACCACAGCACTAAACACCTTAGTAACAACAGCTTTGAAGGTAATATCCGTTGCGGGTACTCTTCAGATAGTGGGGGACGTTTTTCTAAAAATTACAGGGCTATCTACCCAAAACGCTTCAGAGGTAGATGAGGCATTTAAAACCCTACAAAATACTTTTACAGATACGAATCAAAAATACCGGGCGTACATGCAAACTTTACAGAGCTCAGACGGGTCTCTAAACTCCGTAGCACTTGCAGCAGAACATACTGCTAATAGAACCTCTAATTTAGCTGCCTCTTTTGAGGAGTTTACAGCTAAACAAGGTATCTTTATTGATAATAGTTCTGAATTAGATAAGAGTATAAATGAAATGTGGGGTAATATGGGGAGCTCCGTGTTAGAAGACTCTCAAGAAGCCTTTGTTAGTTTAGGCGAATCACTACATACTAGTGGATTAGAGTGGGAGAGTTTGGGGTTAACAGAAGAGCGAGTTAAACAGATCACTGAATCTGAAACTGCTACTCTGCGTGAGCTTAGAAAAGTGACAGAAATAGCTTCTGCAGGTTTAATGAAGGTTTCGAAGAGCCAGAAGCTACTTGCGGGTAATACCCGAGGTGCTGTAGATTCCTCAAAAGCGTTTAATAAAGAGTATAAAACGTTTGAAGAAGGTTTTAAAAATGTCTCTATATTTGACGGTATGATTGAAGCTCTGGAGAACTTCAATAATAGTTTAGAAGCTATAAAGGTGAAACCTGAAGATGACTGGTTGGGACGTACCAATGCTTTTAAAAATGCTGAGCAACAATACAAAACCTTAATAGAGATGGGTAAGAAGCTTAATGCCCCTTTAGTGGACCCACGTACTAAAGCTAGAACTTTTGATAAAGAAGAGTGGCAAGAAGGACCACTAACAGAGGTTAATAAGTTATTAGCAAAGCAGAAAGGTTACAATCTAAAAGCTCTATTAGATGCCAGAGCTATAGAACTAAGTTTAGCGAATCAAACCAGATTAGCTAAAAGATTAGCAAGGAATAAGAAAGAAATTGGTTTGTTGAATGGAGCAGCAGCATCTCATAATACTGCTGTATCTAAGGAATTAGAGCACCACAACCAAATGCTGGAAAATAGGCGTGCTATTTTAGCAGCTTTAACTTCTGTAGATGAGGATAAGCAAGATGCTAAAAAGATAAGAAGTACACAAGCTGCTATACTGGGCTTAGAAACAAAAATATTTAAGATACGGGAAAGTTACCAGAATGTAAATGTAGAAAACCTAAAGATTCTTACAAAATTAAAAAATCAAGAGTTAGAAGGAAACCGAGCTCTTTTAGGTTTAAGAACTCAGATAGAGAGTTTAGCAACCAGTATTAATATAGAGCAAGTTCTAGCTAATAATCTCTTAGTACAGCAGGCGACTCACCAGGAGAAGCTAAACAATTTACAACTTAAGTATCAAACTAATCTAAGTCTAGAGAAAGGGGATACTAGTTATATTACTGAAGAGTATAACCGCCAAGTAGAGCTACAAACAGCCAAGAATACCCTACAAGAAAAGTATTTAGATATCCAGTCTGAAATAGTTAAGGATGCACGACGTCAGGCCATTAATACTCGTAAGATAGAATATGTAGATGCAGCACTTAATAAGCAAGAAGAACTTCGAAGTAGAACGGAGTCTTTAATAGAGCTAGAAGCCAATGCTTCTGGCAATAGAATTAAAGCAGATACTACATTAGAACTACAGCAAATTGCTCGCCTACGCGAGGTGTATGAGGCTGAGAAGGTACGTGTAGCTTTATCTGAAAAAACTGCTGAAGAAAGGCAACAAGAGGCAGTACATCTGCGTACTATTTATAACTTAGATGTTGCGATCCTTCAGGAAGAGAATCGTATAAATAAAGTACTGGAAAATAGACAGAGAATGTACGATGCTCAGATAAGTACAACTGAAGCATACCTATCTTTAGTAGAGTCTCAAAGAGACACTAAGTCCCAGTTATTCAAAGAAGAAAACTTGGTACAAGCCAGGTCTCTTAAGTTTTTAGCAGCAGAACAGAGTCGTGAGAGAGATAGATCAAAACTCCTAAAAGAGAGAGGTCAGTATAATTCAGATGACTTGGAGTATAGAATTAAAACTCTAGAGTTAATGGGTTTAGAGTATCAGAAGCAAGAAGAGCTAAGAGACTTACAGCAAAGTTTCTACGAGGACCAGGAAGCTGCACATAAACGCCGCATGAAAAATGGTAATGAATGGGCAAAAACTGTAAGAGATGAGTGGTTTTATACTATTAAGGAAATGGAGGATAGCATGTCTTCCTTTGCTGAATTTATGGTACAGGCTTCTGTAGATTCTTTCCGTACTGTTAACCAAAAAGCTATGGAAAACTGGGAAGAGCACGGCACTATCTGGGCTGCGGATTTAGTAGACACTATGTGGGGATCTTTAGGAGATTCACTAATCCAGCAGGGTCAAGACCTAATGGTACTAGGACAGAGCCAAATTATGGCAGGATTTGCTAATGAGGGAGGTAAGACCCCTGAACAAGAAGCCCGAATCAGCGCAGAACTTGCAAAAGCACAAGCAGAGAAGTCTTTAAATGCAGTTCTTGATAACACTGTAGAGTTATCCGCAAGTGTACAAGCCATGAAGACACTAGGCACTTCTTTAAAAGACCTAGACTCTTTAGCTATAGCCAATAGTATTACAGATTTAAAAACCACTATAGCAGATACTTTAGTAGGTAAACTAGATGATTTAATTGGCGCTTTACAAACTTTTTGGCAGGATTATAATCCACGTACTCCAGGAGCTCCAGATACTCCTACCTATAACCCTTGGGCTGGAGTTAATAGGGCAACTGGCGGGTCTATCACAGGACCTGGTGGTCCAAAAGAGGATAAAATCCCCGCAATGCTCTCTAATGGTGAGTACGTAATCAATGCAGCGTCTACTGGGAAGCACCGAGCGCTAATTGAAGCTATTAATGAAGATAAGCTCCCTGGGTTTGCAAAGGGGGGTTCTTTAGGGGCTCAAACACCTGCTCAAACACCTACTCCTATACCTGCAAAGTATGCTAAGTACTTAGACGGTAGTAGTACCTTTAAAGTACATGGAAGTATTAATAAGGATATGAAAGAGGCCTGGGATTATGGATTAGATAATTTCTCTACAGACAGGGTAGATATTGATTCGACGGGTGGGAATATTATATACGCCACAAATATAATAAATGATATTGCAGCCCATGCTATGGATACACATTTAAATGGATTAGCCGCATCAGGAGCTGGTTGGATGTGGTTAGCCGGAAAGAATAGAACCTTTAATAAAAACCCAACTCCAAAACTTAAGTTACATGGCGGCTCTCATAGGGATTATGATACGGGGGCAGAACTAGCTAATACAAGTACTGCTAAAATATTTTATCAACTAGATTCTATAATTAAGCACTCCAGAGACTTGGATGAAGCTCTAGCTAATGCTGGAATCTTTAAAAATCTAAGAAACTTTGCAGGTACTAAATTTGGTCCAAAAAGTACTATAGACTATATAGGGGCGAAGCAAGTAGCCTATATTAGTCAGGCCCAAGAGGCGAACCAGGACTTTAGTTTATTAAGTACAGACAAGTTGGGACAGAAGGCTTATATGGCTCATCTGCTTAAGACTTTAGGTAACAGAACAGATGCCCAGGAACTATTTGATAAACACGGTAGTATATTAAATGGAGAGACGAAAAAGATACTATACAACTTTAATCCTACTATGTTCAAGGAGAAGCCTAAGGAGCAGGGTATCTTAGATAGTCTATTAAACTTCGCAGGAGGCTTCTCTAATGGGGGCTTAGCTTCCTTAGGACGTAACGGAGATTCTGAGTTAGCTCATATTAATAAAGACGAACAAGCATTACTAAAATCTTTAGGAGGTTCAGGCACTATAAACCCTAACACGGGTTTACCTGAATTCTTTGGATTTGATTGGTTTAGTTCTGACAAACCTAAAAAACGGGATGATTCCTCTCTTCAAGAGAAAATACTTGAGGAGTTAGGTAAACTCAACGAAGGTGATGATAGTAAAGCCGAAACTCTAGTTAGAATATCAAGAGCAAGTTCCCAGTTACTAGAAGAAACTAAAGTAGTTAAGGAGGAAGATACCTCTTGGAAAGAAATGATAAGTGAGGGTGTAAGCGCTACAGAGGTGTGGATACCTAAAGCTACGAATTTAATTTCTGAAGTAGCTACTAGTACTATAAATAGTGCTTCCGATATAGGAGATGCTGTAGGTTTAAAAATGCTTGAATTAGCACAAACTGCTAAGAGTAGTATAGAGGATAGAATATCTACTGATACTTCTAGCTACGATCCTAATAATTTAGCAGAAGATATATATAGTACTATAATTCAAGCTTATGAGTACGTGAAGTATAAGATTTGGACCTGCGATGAAGATAAGTTTAATGCGAGTATGGGTATAACTACAAAAGATATGGGAGGACTACTTCCAGATGCATCTAGCCAAGATAAATTAGCAGAGGCGGGACTTAAGAAAGGCTCTATATACGTTCATGACGAGAATATACAGGGTGTTATAGAAGAGCAGGTAGGTAACCTCTATAATACTTTTAGAAATATTAGAGACATAATAGATAACTCTCCGGAAGGTAGTGAGGCGGCGAAGGGGTGGCTTGAAGAAAAAGGTAACCTTTCGGCTGCGTATCTTAAATCATTAGACACCTTAAATAACAAACACGTAAACGAGCTAGATATATGGTATAATAAGTTTGATAACACTTTCCGTGAAAGAGGGGGAGCGGTAGTTACAGGGTTAGAGGAAGGTCAGAAAGCTGATGTTGTTTCTAAAGATAACTTAGCAAAAGTTTATAAAATAAATAATTCTACATTAGGTAAAACGTTAACAGACTGGGGAGTATCCGCGGAAGGGGTATTTAATGTCGGATCTGCATCGTTAGCACAAAGTATAGGTACGGCAATCAAAACAGGTAATTTTGATCTTAAACAAACTTTTGCCAATTTCACCATGGCTATGGGTAACGTTATTATAAACTCTCTAGCTAATAAAGCTGCTGATAAGACTATGGATTGGATGTTTGACTCGTTATTTGCAGCAAATGGGGCTGTATTCCCTGGAGGTTTTAAAGCCTTTGCAGATGGCGGAACTGTTAATAAACCCACTTTAGGTGTAGTAGGTGAAGGCAAGTTCCCTGAAGCTATTGTACCTATGCCCGATGGTAGGTCTATTCCAACCGTTATGGATAATAAAGGGGGCTTATCTGCACAACTTCAAACAGGACAGACGGTTCCTCTTGGTGGAGTGCCTGCTTCCTGGAGAGAACCCACTATGTTAGCTAAAGGTGGTATAGTTGGGAAGCCTACTAACACTATTATTGGCGAGGCAGGTCCTGAAGCGGTTATACCATTAAACAAACCACTTCCTGTTACTATTGTAGGAGGAAAAGCGCTAGGTAAGGGTGCTCCTATTATTAACGTTTCTGTTAATGTGGCTTCAGATGGTAAGGCAGACGTAAATGTAGCTCAGTCTGGTGGAGGTAAAGATACTTCCCAAATGAAGGACTTCGGTGATAAACTAGGAGATATGATAGCGGGTGCAGTAAGACAAGAGCTGTTAGATCAACAGAGATATGGCGGCATGCTAAATAACTATACGAGGTAATAAATGGCTAATTTTAATACAGTGGTAACTTTTAACCCTACTAAGGGGGTTAAAAGAAATCCTACACCTAGGATTTTAAAAGCTCAGTTTGGTGACGGGTATCTACAAAGAACTGTTGATGGTATAAATAGTATTGAAGAGAATTGGAGCTTAAGTTTTATAAATAGAAACTCAACGGAGGCTGATATTTTAGTAGGTTTCTTGGAAGACAGAAAGGGTGTGGAGGCGTTTGACTGGACCCCTCCGTACTCCTCTTCCAGTATTAGAGTTTACTGTCCTAAGTGGGATATATCTCTTGTAGCAAACAATACTAAGTCTATCAGTTGTACCTTCACTAAAGTATTTGAGCCTTAGAAAAATATACCTTGACATTTCTGGTATATTTTGGTATAATAGGTTTTTCTAATTTAATTATCTAAAGTAGTGAAATGTTTATTAAAGAGTATTACTTAATCAAGTAGTTATAATACTTTGAAGAACACTTGGGCTATAATATAGGAGTAGAAATATGTCACAATCTGATTTAGTCTCTAGGCTTCATTCTCTAGAACCGGGTGTAATAGTAGAATTATTCGAATTAGACTTAACTAGTGTAGGGGGCTCTGAAACTTTAAGGTTTCATGCAGGTACAAATGAGGTATATGAGAATATAGTTTGGCAGGGTAACAGGTACGTAGCTTTTCCCTTAGAAGTTACAGGCTTTGAGTTTGCAGGTAGAGGTGCTATTGCACGCCCCAGTTTTAAAGTAGCTAATATTAATAACTCTTTTACAAATTATATACAGTCTTATGAAGACTTAATAGGTTGCAAAGTACTGAGAAAAAGAACTTTCGCTAGGTATCTAGATGCTTACTGCGTCATATCTGGGCAGTCTTTAAGTGGTACTTGTTCAAATGCTTCCTATGAAGATAAAACAGAATGCTTGGAAAACTCAGGAACGTGGACTCCATATACCTCAGGTACCTGTACAGGTACTTGGTATGCTAACAGTACTGAAGATGCAACAGCTTTTTTTGAGGATGATATATTCTATATAGATAGAAAGTCCGTTGAGAATAAAGTCTTAGTAGAATTTGAATTAGCCCCTTCCTTCGACATAGAGGGAGTTAAATTACCTAAAAGACAGATTATTCGCAATACTTGTTTATGGGTATATAGACATGCGGAGTGTGGGTACACAGGCACAGATTACTATGACGAAAATGGTTCTTCAGTCTCTACCGTAGAGCAGGATGCCTGTGGTAAGAGAGTATCTGATTGTGAATTAAGGTTTGGGGTATCGGGTTCCATGCCTTTTGGAGGATTCCCCGGAGCAGGACTCAAGGTAGGATAATGTTAGATATTAACTTAGATAAATTAAGAGAACAAGCCGAAGAAGCACTGCCTAAAGAGGCCTGTGGACTACTAATAAATAAAAAAGGTAAGGAAGTTTACATACCGTGTAAAAATATAGCAGACAATCCCGAGGAAGATTTTATAATTGACCCCAGGGACTATGCCGATGCAGAAGACTTAGGAGATATTATAGCTATTGTACATAGTCACCCTTTTGTAGAAGCTAAACCTAGTCAAGCGGATAGAGTAAGTTGTAACGCAACAGGTAAGCCTTGGTATATACTGGCTTGGCCTTTAAATAAGCTATTACGTATCGAACCTGACGGTTTCAAACTGCCCTTAGTGGGTAGAGAGTTCCACCACGGTATAGTAGATTGTTATTCTTTAGTACAAGATTACTATAAAGAAGAGTTAGATATTGAACTAGACTTTATACCTAGAGACTATGAGTGGTGGGATAAAGGACAAAATATTTATGTAGACAATTATGCTAAACAAGGCTTCGTAGTTATAAACAACCCTTTAGATATTCGTAAACACGATGCTTTCCTAATTCAGTTAATTTCTTCTGTTCCTAATCACGCAGCTATTTATATGGGTGATGGTTTAATAATACATCACGTTATGGATAGGCTTTCTTCTCGGGATATCTATGGGGGTTACTGGAGAAAGCATACAACGTACCACTTAAGGCACAAATCACTATGTTAACAAAAATACAACTATATGGGGAACTCGGAAAAGAGTTCGGAAAAGAGTGGTTTTTAGATATATACTCCCCTGCAGAAGCTCTTAGGGGTATCTCTGCAAATAATAAATCTTTTATTAAGTACCTAGCTAATATAGATCAATACTATGAAATAAGAGTAGGTTCAGATAATTACAGTTTAACACAAATAAGTAACCCCGCTTTCGGAAACACTATTAAAATAATCCCTGTAGTTGGTGGATCAAAAAAAGGGGGACTAGGTAAACTTATCTTTGGAGCTTTAATGATCTGGGGTGCTTGGAATTTTGCACCAGCAATAGGGGGTGAAGCTGCTTGGGGCGAAACAGTTGGTGGAACTGAGTGGCTTTTTGGAGGCTTCTCATATGGAGATGTAGCTAAATTCGGTTTAGGTTTAGCCCTTCAAGGGGCTGCTCAAATGCTTGCGCCACAGCCTAAGACTCCAGAAACTATTACAGCAGATAATGCGCCTTCTTATTATTTTGATGGGCCTGTTTCTACCTCCAGACAAGGGCTTCCGGTCCCTGTATGTTATGGGCGTATGATAGCAGGTGCTGCGGTAATTAGTGCGGGTGTATTCTCTGAAGATTATGTACCATGAAATCTATACAACTATATGGTGAATTGGGAGAGAAATTTGGTAAGTCTTTTAAGTTAGATATAAGTAATCCGTCAGAAGCAATTAGAGCTTTAGATGTAAACTTAAGAGGTTTCAGAGAGTATTTATTAAAGGACCTAAAAGGCTATCAAGTCTTTGTAGGCAAGAAGTCTATTGACGAGTTACAGTTAACGGATCCTTTAGGTGCTCAAGTATTTAAAATAGTACCAGTAATTTCTGGTTCAAAAAGTTCCACATTTAAAATAATATTAGGGGCGGTTTTAATATGGGCAGCTTGGCCTGCAATGGGTGCAATAGCACCTGGTTCTGCTGCAGAATTTGCCGCTTTTGAAGCAGTATCTTTTGAAGCAATATCTGTCTCAGGAATTAGTGGTTGGGGTATGCCCTTCGCGGGAGGGCTAGGAATGGGGGTAACTAATGGTATGATAGCAAAACTTGGAGTTTCTATGATGCTGGGAGGTATATCTCAAGCTCTAGCGCCTCAGCCCAAGCCTCGAGGGGAATACCAATATGCAGATAACTTACCTTCTTACCACTTTGATGGTCCTATAAATACTAGTAGACAAGGTGTTCCTGTACCTATATGCTATGGAAGATTAACAATTGGAAGTGCTGTAATTAGTGCTGGAGTGTACTCAGAGGACTATGTACCATGAACAACGAAGATTATAAACATATAAAAGAATGGAATACCGAGGGCCCCTTACTTAGAGAAAGAGCTATTGGAGGCTCCAAAGGGTGCTTCTCGGCAGGGACTCTCGTATCTACTCCTTATGGTAGTACGAAAATTGAAGAATTAAGTGTAGGTGATGAAGTATTTTGTTTTTCTGTAGAGGGTACTATACATACTAGTACAGTCGCTTCTACACACAAGCATGAAGACCACTCTGTAGTGCGTATCAAACATTGGTTAGGGGTAATTTATACTACTTTTAACCACTGGTTCTTAAGAGAAGATAATACTTTTCAGAGGGTGGGAGACTTAACAAAGGAAGACGCTTTAGTTAGTGACTCAGGTACCCTACTACCTATTGAAGATATTGCAGAAGTATCTACTAGTAGTACTGTATATAATATTACTGTAAAAGAATTTAAAACTTTTATAGCTAACGGTATAAGAGTACATAACGGAGGGGATTCCGGAGAGGCATACCAACTAGCTTCCAATAATATACCTGTAATGGGGGGTAAGGGGGGAGGTAAAGGAGGTGGTGCCGGGCAGCCTGCTAAAGAGGACCCAGATTCTTTATTTTCTAAAGCTAACGCTAGAGTACTAGATTTAATATGCGAAGGTGAAATTGAGGGTTTGGTAGACGGTGCTAAATCTATATACTTAAACGAAACAGCACTGCAGAATAGTGATAACTCTTATAACTTCGAAGATGTTAGTTGGGAACAAAGAACGGGGCAACAGAGTCAAACGTATGTAGGAGGTTTTACTAGCGTTGAGTCTGGAGTTGCCGTAGGTACTCAATTAAAGAAAGGCGCCCCCGGACCCATAGTTAGATCTATAAATAATCCTAACTTAGATGCAGTTTCTGTAACTTTATATACTCCTTCTTTAACTGTACAAAATAAAGAAACTGGAGATATGCATGGAAGTTCTGTGTCTTATAAAGTGTATATTAAGTACGATAGTGGTAGTTTTGTAGAAAGAGTGAAATCTACTATGGAAGGAAAAACTACTAAGAAGTATGAGAGACAACATCGAATAAACTTAAGTGGTTCTTTTACAGTAGTGACTATAAAAGTAGAACGAATTACAGACGATGCGGCAGATTTATCTACACAAAACTCTCTGTACTGGCAGTCCTATACTCAAATTATTGATAATAAGTTCACGTACCCAAATAGTGCTTTAGTAGGTCTTCAGATAGACGCTAAACAGTTTTCTAGGATACCTAATAGAGCTTACGATATAAAAGGTTTAAAAGTAAGAGTACCTACAAATTATAATAATACAGATTCTTTAGAGACAGGAGTTACTAACTTATACTCGGGCGCTTGGGATGGTACTTTCAAAACTGCTTGGACTAATAACCCCGCTTGGTGTTATTATGATATATTGACAGATGAAAGGTATGGTCTCGGAGCTTATATTCCGGAAACTCATATTGATAAGTGGGCTTTATACCAAATAGCTAGATACTGTGATGCTGTTGACGCATCTGGAACTTTTTTAGGTGTTGATGATGGCTTTGGAGCTAAAGAAAAGAGATTTGCTTTAAACTTATATATTCAAACCCAAAATGAAGCCCTAAAAATAATAACGGATATGGCTTCAGTGTTTAGAGGTATGACCTACTGGGGTCAAGGAATGCTTACAGCAGTCCAAGATTCCCCTAAAGACCCTATAATGTTATTTAGTGAGGCTAATGTAATAGGGGGTGATTTTACTTACTCAGGGACAGCGAAGAAAGCTCGACATACTACTGCATTAGTTACTTGGAATAACCCAGAGGATTTTTATAGAAGAAATATAGAGTATGTAGAGGACCGCTCCGGTATTACTAAGTGGGGTGTTAGACAGACTGATGTCATAGCCTTTGGGTGTACTTCTAGAGCTCAAGCTCACAGAATTGGTAAATGGATTCTGTACTCTGAGAGACTAGAAACAGATACTATAAGTTTCAAAACTGGCTTAGATGGGGCATCCTTAAGACCAGGAGATTTAGTAAAAATAGCAGACCCCGCTCGCGCAGGAAAACGTATGGGAGGAAGAGTTTCAGCCTCCAATGCTTCGGGAACTACCAGTAATACTTTAGTATGTTTAGATTACCCTCTAAGTACTGATACTACAAATTCTTATACCTTAAGTATTATGAGAACCAGCCCTACTTGCATATTAAATAGTGAAGTCAGTAGTGCGTACACTACACAGGAAGATTGTGTTAATGCTAGTGGTCAATGGCAGGATTATACATCTGTAGAAACAAAAGATGTTACTAATATACTAGATAGTACCAATGTTCTAGCTATCGAAGTTTCCTCAGCCTTTTCGGTAGTCCCCACTACACAACACTTGTGGGTACTCGACGAGATCGGGATAACTGAAACTCAAGATTTTAGAGTTTTAGCAATTGCAGAGTCTCATAAGAACGAGTATACCGTAACAGCTTTAGAGTACAATGGTTCTAAATATAATTATATTGAATCAGGAGTATCGTTACAAGACAAAACTATAAATTCACTACCTAGTCCTTCAGACTCTGTACCTTCTATTAATAATTTAGATATTCAAGAAGAACTATATTTAAACCCTAATAAGTCTGTAAACAATAGGATGGTAGTTAGTTGGGATTACCCGATTTACAATGGAAGTAGTCGTTATCCTTATGAGAAAAACTATGTTATAGAGTATAAAAATGCTACATCTAACTGGCTAAGTGCGGGTTCTACACAATCTAGTTATGTAGAGATAGATAGCACCCCCGCAGGTACTTATAGTGTGAGAGTAAAAGTAGAAAATACTCTAGGTAAATTCTCTAGTTGGGTAACCCTCCAAAAGACTTTAAATGGTAAGCAAACCTTACCTTCAGATGTTACGGGCTTAAATTTAGTAGGCGTGGGAAATAATGCTATTATTACATGGGATAGACCCACAAGTAACTCTGACTTAGATGTAATTAATGGAGGCTACTATAGAATTAGATATAATAATGCTATAGTTAACCCTATTTGGGCAGGTAGTACTGATATTGGCGGAAAAATAGGGGGTAGCTCCTCCTCTACTACGGTACCTCTATTAGCAGGTTCTTACTTAATAAAAGCATATGACTCCTCAGGAAATGAATCTGTAAATGCTGTAGCGGCTAAATCAAATGTAGCTACTATGATGTCTTTAAATGCTGTACATAGTAGTGTTGAAGATATACAGTTTTTAGGGGGTCACTCAGATACTACGGTTCAGAATGGTACTTTGAGGCTAGCTGAAATTATTGATGCAGATTATTCTTTCATTCTGGAGAACACTTCGGGAATACACGACTTTGATGAACCCGGAGTAGATTTACAGAATGAAAGTATAACTGCTATAGATTCCTATGATTATGGAGTTGCAGCCCCTGGAGCTAGTTTAGTTAAAACCTTAGGTTATTATAACTTTAGTACTAATCCTGTTGATTTAGGCCAAGTGTTTACTTCTAGAGTTACATCTGATCTTGCAGTATATACTACAGAGGTAGGTACTACTTTTGATATAGCTTCTGGATTGTTTGATTCAAATAGTGGTAAATTTGATGGAGGTGATGTATCTGATGCAGATGTACAGCTTCAAGTATCTACCACCTCTGATGACCCAAGTATTCCTAACCCCTTATGGGATTCTTGGACCCCCTTTAATATTGGGGATTATAGTGCGAGAGCCTATAAATTTAGATTAAAGTTATTTACAGCAGACCCCAACCATAATATTGTAGTAACTAAATTAAGAACTACAATAGATATGCCAGACAGAACAGCGCGAGCGTATAACATTAGTACTGTTTCGGGTATAAAAGATGTAGTATTTGACCAAGACTTTAAAACAGGCCCCAGCGTGGGATTAACAGTAAGTGACCTTAGTACCGGGGACTATTGGAACTTAACAAATCAAAATAACTCAGGATTCTCTGTAGCTATATATAATTCTTTAAATCAGTTGTATGGTACAGATGGGCGACCTGAGAAGAATTTTAATTATATAGCAGTTGGTTATTAAAGGAAAACATATATGTCTCAACACGATTATAATATAGCAAATGACTTCTTTCCGCAAATACGGACAGATTTAAATAACTCTTTAGCATCTGCAGCTTCTAAATGTAGTGGAGCAACAGATCCAAGTGACCTCAGTAATGTGAGCACTTTAGGCGTAACTCAACCTTATCAGTGGTGGTTAGATACAGGAACAAATCAGTTAAAAATACGTAACTCATCAAATAGTGGTTGGTTGTCTCTTGCTACAATCAATACCACAGGGTATAATGATTTGTATGCAGATAATCTAACTGTTACAGGTACCTTGGTAGAGACTTCTTCTAAAAGGTTCAAGAAAAATATCAAACCCATAACTAATCAATTAAAAAAATTAGTTAAATTACAGGGTGTCGAGTATGACCGAATAGCTACTGGCAAGCACGAAATAGGTTTGATAGCAGAAGAAGTAGAAAAGGTATATCCTGATTTAGTCTCTCCCAATACGGAAGGTATTCAGTATAGTAAGTTAACATCTATACTAGTAGAGTCCATAAAAGAACTAAAGTCCTTATTAGATATTCAAAATAACCGAATACAAGAGCTTGAAGCTAGTTTAGGAGTTTAAGATGTCCGCAGGAAAACACCATATAGTTATTGAACAAGGATCCACTTTCGAAATGACACTATCGTTAGATGAGCCCGCAGGTACGAACAAGGATTTAACAGGGTGGTCTTTTAGGGGTCAAATCAAAAAGTCTGCTTATGCAGATGGACCTTCAGCTACCTTTAGTATGATAGATTTAGACTTACCTAATGGTATATTTAAGGCTGTTTTATCTGCTAGTGCTACTACAGGTATGGATGTCGGGATTGAAACCTATGACGTAGAAATGGAACATATAGATGGTACTGTAATAAGATTATTACAGGGTAGAGTAACGATTGCCTCCGAGGTAACTACCTAGTGAACCTTCGAAAAATTTTTATTGACAATGCAGGTATATTGTGTTATAATTCTCCTATCAATAGAAGCTTTGATACAAGATTTTTTCAAGAGGAGAACCTAATATGTCTATAGTCATTACTGTAGCAGAAACCTCAGATATAGTAGTAACAACTACCTCTACTATTGGAGATGCTGGATTAATGCCGTTTACCCCTCATGGAAGTATTTCTTCAACTACCGTTCAAGGAGCTCTAGAAGAGTTAATAGATAATGCTTATAATCAAGCTATTGCACCTGATGCTGCTGCTCATTCAGTAGATGAAGGAGATACTTGGTATGACACCACCAATAATAAACTAATGGTGCGAAGGAGTAATGAATGGGAGGAACTTGTCTTATCCAATCAATTATCCGAT